CGTGAGTTTGTTAAGTCGGTCGACATTATCGATCTAGGTGAAAGACAGTTTTACCAATGGATGCGCGACCAGGGAATCATCATGGAAAGCCGTGAGCCGTATCAGCAATACGTCAACCGCGGATTCTTTACCTGGAAGCCTACCGATGTTGAGCATGGCGGCAAATATCGCTACACGCTAAGAGTCACGCCACGCGGCAAAGTTTGGCTATCAGCACGCTATTTGGCGTGGCTTGATCGTGACATGGGTGATGCGGCATGAAGATTTTTAGAATTGAATTTATGCACATATGCGAGTGGAGAATATTTCCTTGGATTAGATCAACGAGCTGCGATTGCGGCGAGTGCATTAAAGGTTGGCGCTTCACTTGGTTGTTTTTGTCAATGTATTGCTTGCGTGGGTAAGACCAAAGCCGAGCCAAATCAAAAGGGGGTGATGTGAATATAGTCGCATACGGTGGCGGAACCGATTCAACAGCCATGATTATTGAATGCGCCAAACGTGGCGTGAAAATAGATCATATTTTGTTTGCAGATACTGGCGGAGAAAAGCCACATACATACCAGTACGTTAAAACATTTTCAAAATGGTGCATTGAAAATGGATTGCCTGAAATTGTTACTGTAAAAAAAGCCGGTAACGGTGAAACGCTGGAAGAAAATTGCTTGAGAATGTCAATGCTGCCATCCATCGCATACGGCTTTAAAACATGCAGCCAAAAATACAAGATTCAGCCGCAGGATAAATATTTTAACAATTTGCCAGAGGCTAAAGCTATTTGGAAGGCTGGAGGAAAGCTAACAAAGTTTATTGGTTATGACGCAACTGAAACACACAGAATTGCAAAATCAAAGCTGAGAGAAGATAAAAAATACAATTATCAATACCCACTTGCTGAGTGGGGCATCACTCGCAAAATGTGCATTGAAATAATCAAAAACGCTGGATTGTGTTTGCCTGGAAAATCAGCATGTTTTTTCTGCCCAATGAGCAGGCCTACAGAAATTAGGCAGTTGAATAAAAATTATCCTGAGCTAATGCAGCGAGCATTGGCGATGGAGGCTAACGCAAACTTAACAAAACTTAAAGGTTTGGCTATCAATGCCAGGTGGGCAGACATTATCAATAACGAAGAATTGTTTGAAGATGAGTTTGCACTCGTGCCAGAAATGATATGCGAGTGTTACGAGCCATGAGCAAAACCAAAGCCGAGCAGGCTTACATGAACATCGTTGCAACTCTGCCCTGTGCGTGCTGCGGCGATGCGGCTGGCGTTGAGTTGCATCACGCCAGAGAGGAACAGGGCGCAGCAATGAGGGCCGGCGATTTCAGCGTTATACCGTTGTGCGTGCCATGTCATCGAGGTGACAAAGGCGTGCATGGCGATAAAACCATGCTGCGGATCTACAAGACTGGCGAAATGAAGATGCTGAATTGGACCGTTGGCGAGGTTTTTAAGCGAGTGGCTAAGTTATGAGAACAGTTAGGCGGTTATCGTTTGCGGCACTCCTGGCGCTATCTGGCGTTGGCGTAAGTCAAGCCACAAGCGAACCAATGATTATTGAAAGCTATCGTGATGCCGGCGATTTGAAGCCCTACATTAACGTGCGAGAAAAATATAAATCGAAATGCAGACGGCGCAAGGCAAGAGGTTGGCGTTAATGAAGCCAGTAAAGCTAAAAGATCCAGAAACAGAGAAAAAGAACAAATACCACAACGTCAAGACGGTCGTTGATGGCATCAAGTTTGATAGCAAGCGTGAGTATGACCGGTACCTGTATCTGCGCTGGCGCTTGGGCAAGGGTGAAATAACAGATTTGAGGCTGCAAGTGCCTTACGTGCTGATCCCGACACAGAGAATTGACGGGAAGGTTGCTGAGCTGCCGCTGAAATACATTGCTGATTTTGTCTACAAGATCGATGGCAAAGAGGTTGTTGAGGATTCAAAAGGGGTAAAGACTCGGGATTACATCAACAAGCGAAAAATGATGCTGTGGTTCCACGGCATACGCATTAAAGAAGTTTAACCCAAGGGGAGTGTCAGTGCTTACAGATAGCCAAAAATCGGAAATAAAAACCAGATTGGTGGCCAGGGTTGTTATTGATCTGAAAACCGGGTGCTGGAACTGGCCTGGAAATCCAAGAGAAAACGGATATTGCAGAACGACTGCATTTAGAAAGAGTTGGTATGTGCATAGATTGGCATTCTCGGCTTTTAACGGGGAAATTCCGGAAGGGCTAGATGTTTGCCATGAATGCGATAACAGGACTTGCTGCAATCCTCGTCATTTGTTTGCAGGAACAAGGCTTGAAAACATGCAGGACGCAGTATTGAAAGACAGGCAAGCCAAAGGTTTCAGACTTCCAATAACAAAGCTATCTGAAATTGATAAAAAATTAATAGTACAGCGAGCAGCTAATGGCGAGGCTTATGAGGTCATTGCAAAAGACTTCAATATTGTTAAGCAGCACGCTGGATACATTGCAATTAACGCAGGAATAAGGAGAAGAAATGTCGCTAAATAAGGTCTTGTTAATAGGTCGGCTATGTGCGGAACCGGAAATTCGTTATATGCCGTCAGGCGACCCAATAGCAACTATGAGTGTTGCTACAAATCGCAGATGGAAAGATAAGTCAGGGCAGAAACAAGAAGATGTTGAGTTTCACCGGGTAACGTTCTTCGGTGCGATTGCCAAAGTCTGCGGCGACTATCTGAAAAAAGGCAGTCAGGTGTATATCGAAGGGCGGATTAAAACTAACAAGTATCAAAAAGACGGTGTTGATATGTACAGCACCGGGATTATTGGTGAGCAGTTGCACATGCTGGACACTCGCAGCGCAACAGGCGGCGATCCTGGCGCATACCAGGGCGGTCAAGCAGCAGCGCCACAAGCATCCGGCACAGCGCCAGACACCTATCCAGACTTCGATGACACGATACCTTTCTGAGTAATTAGTGATGATTTGCCGAAAATGTGAAATCGAAAAACCTGAGAGTGAATTTTATCGTGGTTGCAAAAAGTGCAAGGAATGTACTTGCAAGGACGTTAGAGCAAATAGGGTAGCAAGAGCTGACTATTACAGGGAGTATGAAAGAGGCCGCGCAAATCTTCCGCATAGGGTAGAGGCTAGAAATATTTATAGCAAAACAGAATCTGGACACTTGTCACACAACAGGGCAAAGATTGCTTGGACGCAAAGAAACCCAGTAAAAAGAACTGCTGTAAATTCTGTAAATAATGCAGTAAGAAGCGGAAAGCTAATTAAGCCTCAAAACTGTCAATCGTGCGGAAAATCAAATTGCAGAATACATGGTCATCATGATGATTACAGTATGGAGTTGAATGTTAGATGGTTGTGCGATCAGTGTCATAGGAATTGGCACAAAGAGCATGGAGAGGGATTAAACGCATGACCAAAACACAATACAAATGCCCCTATTGCGGCAGAGTCAGCGAAACCGAAAATGTGTGTATCCACGGCAATGCGAAGGTAAACATGAAAGAGGTTCGAGTAGTGCCAAGCACTCGTTACGAAACTAAACAAGGGCGAACCAATAACTCGCCACAATCTTATAGCGAGTGATCCATGACACAAGGCTACACATTCACAACAACCGCATTTATAGCTGCACTGTTCATTATGCTGGTGATGGGTGTGGCTTGGGTGGCTGGTCAGCTTGTAAAGGGCTGTAAGGCTGTTGATAAACGTATAGATAAGATATTAGAGGGGTGTTTGTGACAGTAGCAGAACAGATTAAAAGAAGTACGAAGCCGTTATCTCATGCAAGATTGATGTTTTGTGAAAAGTATTATTTAAAAAGAACCGTTTTACTAAGTTTATATTCAAACAGTCAAAGCATTGGCGCTGCTGAATATCAATTCATCGACGGTTCAAAACTTACATGCAGGGTGTACTGGTGAGTTACTTGGAACCCAGTGCAGTAGATATTCAGTACCTACGCAACCAATGCAAAGCAAATGGGCTACCAATGCCTGATGATGTGCAGGAAGAGGCTTTTATTATGGTTTGCGGGCGTAATTATAGCGATGGTATGACAAACGAGGAGGCAAGGGCGGCAGCATGGGAACAGTATGCAATTCGGGCTGATTAATCTTTGGTCACTTCCAAAACAATTGAGAGATTACATGTATAGAACACAAGACGAATTAGAAGAAATTATGGTTAAAGACCATGCCAAGGCAATGAATCAGGCAAGCGGTATTGAAGCAATCTTGAAAGAACGTGGTAATCGCTACGGGCCGTTTGATGGTCACGCAAGAATAACGCAAAACATAAAATCAGCTATGAATGATGGTAACTGGAACGATTTATCCTCATCACACAAGGAAGCACTTGAAATGATAGCTCACAAGATAGGTCGAATCCTTAATGGCGATCCTAATTATGATGATAGCTGGGTTGATATCGCTGGTTATGCACAGTTAGTAGTAAATCAACTAAACGGGAAGGGTAAATAATGAAACACGTAAATCATGCAGATATGGTGGCAGCACTGGCTAAACCTGGAACTGCAATAGTCGAATCACTTTCTCCTGAAATGGCGCATAACTTACACATGGCTGTGGGCGTTGCTGGTGAGGCAGGGGAGTTGCTGGATGCTGTTAAGAAAGCGGCCATCTACAACAAGCCACTAGATCGTGAAAATGTCATAGAAGAACTGGGCGACCTAGAATTTTACATGGAAGGCTTGCGCCAAGGTGTTGGCGTTACTCGTGAAGAAGTGCTTGCTCACAATATCGCAAAACTGAGTGTTAGATATGGCGCGACATATAGCGACAAAGCTGCACAGGCAAGAGCAGATAAGCAGTAATGGATTTGCTTAAATTTCTTCCGGTAGCACGGGCAATGGCTGAGTTATCAAAAGACCCAGCCGTTAAACTTGCAGCACTGATAATAGATGACGATGGAAACCTGTTGTCATCGGGCTGGAATGGTTTCCCGCGTGGCGTAATGGATGCTGAGCATAGACTAACAAACAGAGGAATAAAGTTATTGTTTGTTGTTCATGCAGAGGCCAATGCTATCGCCCAGGCAGCAAGGACCGGCGCACGATTAAAGGGCGCAAGCATCATTATTACAGAGCGATTTCCATGCTCATCGTGCGCTGGATTAATAATCCAATCAGGTATCAAGCGAGTTTATGCGCCACTAATGGACCCATCCACCACAAATAGCGAATGGTTTGAAAGCCAGGAGGTATCGGCAAAGATGTTTGTTGAAGCGGGTGTTGGCATATTTATTTACGACAGTCAGGGGAAGATTATCAAGTGAAGAGCTATGTAACTGAAGTCTGTATTGAAGATGATATGTTTGAATGTGCAGCTATCGTCAGAGCGAGTGATGAAGTAACGGCAGAAATAACGTTAAAAAGCGGCATACATACGGCGGCATCGTGGCATGAGCTATCAAAAGCCATTTATGACGCAATCAAACTGTTAGAGCTTGAGTCGGACGGAAAATGAAAGATATTTTGCTGTTTATGAAGCGTATAGAGGGCAGTCGCGGCAGGGGATACAGTCGCCGCAGACCTGAGCGAAACTATCATAAGGGCGAAATCAAAGAAGGCAGTTGCACAACAAAGGTTCTCGCCATCATAACCGATGCAGATCCACGCTCGGTCACGCGATCAGAACTGGTCAATAAGCTGGATGATTGCAATCCAAAGCTTATTGATTGGTCCCTGTTTTATCTGAAAACCGAGGGGAAAATAGAAGCGGTGTCCGGGCTGGACAAAAGGTCGCCGCTGTATCTTATCTACAGACTGGCTAAGGGTTCTAAAAATGGCTAGTGAAAAGCTGACAAGTAAGCAATGGAGCAAGATTAAGGAAAGGCTGGATGCTGGCGAATCAGCAAACTCCATTGCAAAGGATTTTAAAATTCATCGTAGCCAGATAACGCGCAGATTTTCGCAACACAATAAGGTCGTAAAGGAGTTAGCAAATCAAATAGTTAGCGTTGAGCAAAATTTACGTGCCGCAACAAAAGCGCAACAAATTGACGCACTTGATTTAGCAGGTACATTGCTTTCTATCAGTAATCATGTCGGGCATGGGGCTAGATATGGTGCGATGACATTTCACCGTCTAGCAGGCATTGCCAACCAACAGGCGCAATTGCTAGATGATGATAATCCAGATGCAGAGGATCTTTTGAATATTGCAAGGCTCACGGACGTTGGTAATAAAGCCGCTATTCCAGCGTTCAATCTACTGGCGGCAAACAAAGGCAAGGACCAGGCCGACGACACAAGCAAAGATGCGTTTCTGGAGCGAGTGACAGGCAAGGTAGTCGGCGTGACTCATGACCCTGACTGAAGACGAGATACTAGAAAAGCTCAGCGATCCCATGTGGCGCATCGCATCGGGCGTCATCTACAAGATTATTACCAAGGGCGATGATGACGACGACGAAGGGCTTGTGGTTGATTTCATCCCCAACCGTGCGCAGCGTAAGCTACTTAAACGCATCTGGTATCGCAACAACATACTGAAAGCTAGGCAACTTGGATTCACCACATTAGTTGCAATCCTGTGGCTAGATACCGCGCTGTTCAGCAAATCACCCATTCAATGCGGCATCATTGCTCAAGACAAGGAAGCGGCAGAAAAGATTTTCCGCGGCAAGGTCCAGTTTGCATACAACAATTTACCTGACTTTTTAAAGGCCAAGTTTCCACTGGCCAGGGCAAACGCATCAGAGCTTGAGTTTGCGCATAACGGCGCATCGATCAGGGTTGCCACTTCAATGCGATCTGGCACGATACACCGGCTGCATATCTCAGAGTTTGGCAAAATCAGCGCAAAGTATCCCGATAAAGCGGTCGAGGTTGTTACCGGCTCCATTCCAGCGGTACCCAAAACCGGCATCATCATCATCGAATCAACTGCTGAAGGCCAGGATGGTGAGTATTACAAGATTACTCAGCGGTCCATGAAGATGGACGAGGCAAAAACCAATCTGACGCAGCGCGATTATCGATTCCATTTTTTTCCATGGTGGGAGGAATCGGGTTACGAGCTTGATCCAAAGCATGTTTTGCTCACAGAGTCGGATCGGAAGTATTTTGCAGACGTTGAAAACAAGATAGGCCGCACGCTATCGCCTGAAAAGAAAGCCTGGTATGTCGCCACGCGGGAAGCGGATTACTCGGGCGATCCCACAAAGATGTGGCAAGAGTACCCAAGTTACCCGGCAGAAGCGTTTCAAGTGTCTACTGATGGGTGCTGGTATTCCGAACAGATGGCCAAAGTCAGGACCAGCGGCAGGATTATCCGCGGCATTCCGAGAGTACCTGTACCAATCAACACGTTTTGGGATATTGGCCGCGGCGATATGACATCGATATGGTTTCATCAGTACGCCACGATGCAGCATCGATTTCTGAATTACTACGAGAGCAGCCTGGAGGATTTGATTCATTACACTAATTACTTGCAAAGGATGGCTGTTGAGCGTGGTTACACGTATGGCACTCACTACATACCGCACGAATCCGATCATAAGCGCATTGGCGAAACACCGGACACCAATAAAAGCATCAAAGAAATGCTGGAAGCGTTATTGCCTGGTCATACTTTTGTAGTGGTACCAAGGATTACCAACTTACAGGCCGGCATCGAGCAGACCCGCATGCACCTGGCACAAGCCTGGTTTGACGAGGATGGCTGTAGTCAAGGCATTAAGCGGTTGGAGAACTACAGAAAGCGATGGAATAAAACGCTAGGCTGTTGGAGTGACCAAGAAGTCAGTGATGATAATGCGCACGGTGCCGATGCTTTCAGACAATGGGCGCAAACAGTAGAGGCTGGGATTAATTTAGCCGGCAATAGTGGACAGGCACGACTAAAGCGAACTGGATCTGGAATGGCCAGGTAGGTACGTTCCAATTTGGAACATGCCACCACCAAAACCAACAAAGCCGGGTAACTCCGGCTTTTTTGTATCTATCGCCTAACCTCATAGGCTAATCGCAATTCATAATTATAGTTGCGATTACATGGCCGGAATTAACCTAGACATAAGCAAGGCTCACAAGTATCGAGAAATTGATGGCTTACTCATTGTGTACACATGGGTAAACGATCAGCGTGCCATGGTCTTGCTGCCTGCTTACCGTCAGAACGCTCCGTGGTACATCTTGCAAGAATCGGCTGCGTATAAATATGACGATGACGATTACCTAAAAGCCCAAAGTATCGTCGCCGCAGATGTTTTGGGCATGCGACCGGTTCCTAATAATTGGGTAAAGATTGCATCGATCATCATTGAAGGCTTGCCAGACCTGATCGAAATGCCCACCGGGCCGGAAGCTGAGCAGTACAAGACCAGCTTTGGAAAGGTGGCGCTAAGAGCCAATGGCGAAATCGTCAGTGAAACCGACATTAAAGTCGATAAGCAGGGCGTTTTATATGCCTAGTCAAAAAGACCCCTGGTTTGACCAAGATTATGAGGCATCAACAGCAAATGATCCCGCAGACCCCATGGAGTCGGACGAGTCACGGGAAGAGCTAAAGCAGCTACTAAGCTGGTACTACTACGAAAAAGACCTGCAAAGCACCAATCGCATGGAAATGTCGATGGATGCTTTGTTTTATGACAACGAGCAGTGGGACCCCACAGACGCAGCCATCTTGAATGAGCGCGGTCAAATGCCGTTGGTGTACAACGAAATAGCGCCCATGATCGACTGGCTTATCGGTACCGAACGCAGGACCGCGGTTGACTGGAAGGTATTGCCACGGACCGAGGACGATGTGGACCTGGCTGATGTCAAGACTAAGGTACTCAAGTATGTCAGCGACATTAACCGCAGTCAAAACGCACGCAGCAGAGCGTTTGCTGATGCGGTGAAAGTGGGTGTTGGCTGGGTTGACGATGGCGCAAGGGATGATCCTACCGAGGACGTACTGTATTCAAAGTACGAAGATTGGCGCAATGTGCTGCATGATTCGGCAGGTTATGAGCTGGATCTGTCAGATGGCCGTTATGTTTTCCGCTGGCGTTGGGTTGACGAGGATATTGCCGTTGCAATGTATCCTGATCACAAAGAAAAGATTCATGCCGCAGCACGCGACCAAAAGTATGGCGTGATGCAGTCTGATGACGAGTGGTACTTAGGCGACCGACTCAACGAGCGAGGCAGCGGTACCGGCATTGTGGGATCGTTTGGCCAAGCCGGCCTAATGTCAGACACAAAGCGCAATCGAGTTAAGCTGTTTGAGTGCCAGTATCGCAAGCCGAAAATGGTCCGTATCGTGCGTTCTGGTCCAATGAAAGGCTCATTTATCAGCAAAGGCGACAATATCCTGCTTAATTCCGTCCAAGGTGAAGATGTTGTCGAGCGCATGGCCTTACGGGTACATGTGGCAGTCTTTACAGAAGGTCACTTGCTATCAAGCTCTGAGAGCGCCTACAGACATAATCGATTCAGTTTAACCCCCGTATGGTGCTATCGCAGAGGTCGTGACCGTTTGCCTTATGGTGCTATTCGGCGCGTTAGAGACATTCAGATGGATCTCAACAAGCGAGCGTCCAAGGCGCTGTTCATGTTGAACACCAATCAAATCATCATGGAGCAAGGCGCGACGGATGATATTGAGACTGTGCGCGACGAGGCTGACCGTCCTGATGGTGTGATCATCAAGAAGAAAGGCTACGAGCTGGAGCTGAGGCGCGATACCGACGCAGCGACCGGCCAAATCAACATGATGACGCTTGACGCGCAGACCATTCAAAAAGTCACTGGCATTAATAACGAAAACCTGGGCAGGCAAACCAACGCCATATCGGGCGCGGCCATTGAAGCCAGACAAAACCAAGGTGGCGTATCAACTACAGAACCATTTGATAATCTCCGACTGGCTACACAGATAAGCGGCGAGAAACAGCTATCCCTGGCAGAGCAGTTTTACACAGAAGAGAAGGTTATCCGGCTGTCGGGTGCTAAAAACCGATTGGAATGGGTGCGTATCAATCAGCCTGAGCTGCAACCGGATGGCACGGTGCGCTACATCAACGACATTACAGCGTCACAGTCTGATTTTGTAGTAAGCGAAGCGGATTACGCGGGATCGTTGCGCCAGGTCATGTTCGATTCATTGCAGCAATTGGTTCAAAAGCTGCCCCCTGAAGTGGGATTACGACTGTTTACCCTGGCGATGGACTTTTCGGACCTGCCAAACCATACCGACATTGCCGATGCTATCCGCAAAATGACCGGCGATGTTGATCCAGACAAGAAACCATCGCCCGAAGAACAGCAAGCGATGCAAGAACAGAAAGCACAGCAAGCTGAAGCAATGCAAATGCAGCGTGAACAGGCTGTATTAGCACTTGAAGAGCAACGCGCCAAGATAGCCGACCTGCAAGCCAGCGCACAAGCCAAGCTTGCGGGCGGAAACGATGCCGCGGTTATGGACATTAAGCGTCAAGCGTCCGAACAGATCGAGCAACTGACAGTGCAGCTCAATAAGCTACAGATGGAAATGGCCAACAGGACCATGCAAATCAAGTCTGATGCCGATACCAAGCTGGAAATTGCCCGTATCGACTCTGATACCAAGCTGAGAATTGCTGAACTGCAAAAAGAAAGCGATGAAAAGCTGGAAGCCTTGCGCGAAAAGACCAAATCAACCGAATCATCTACATCTAAACAGGAATAGTCATGGGAACTATTAATAAAAGCACGACTGAAATTAATGCGCTACTCAATGAAGTAGCGTTAGACATGACTAATGCTGAAGTGATTGCTGGTACATCAACTGCGCAAAAGTCTGTCAGCGCAGCACAGCTCAAGCTGGCCGTTGATACACACGGAGCGTCTGGCGGCACGGGTACTGGAATTACAGCAGAAACTCAGGCCGCACTGGATTTAAAAGCCGATGCTGCCGCAACTACGGCAAGTTTGGCACTAAAGGCCGATGCTTCAGCGGTCACAGCAAGTCTGGCGCTGAAAGCTGATGCTTCAGCAACAACAGCAAGTCTTGCGTTAAAGGCTGATGCAAGCGCATTGCCCGCTGCCCAAACTGACCCTGTCATCGTAACAGGCACCGAAACAGTACAAAAAACAGTCAGCGCAGCACAGTTAAGACTAGCCGCGCAAACGCATAGCTACAAATCGTTTGTTGATATGGCCGCATTTACAACCGCTGGCGGTGCTGCTGGTAATCCTGGTCCGGTTTGGATTGATGGGGTGCTGTATTGGTCTGATGGGGTGACGATTTCGGCTAGTGGTGGGGCTGGCGGCGGTTCGGGTGGTTCTGTTCTGTACCCGACAAATGGAAAAGATTATTTGCCCCGTCTAACTAACAGAATATCACTTTCACAGTCAGCTTTCGGCGTAGCAAATGCCGCGTCAACTTGGAACGGTGATTGGTCGGCTCCGTTTTTAAGTGGTGGGGCAACACGTACATTTTCGACGACAACATTTACTGATGATACCGTAACGCTAGACGTACCGATTGGTGGCAGAGCGTTTTTTTCAAGAGCTGCCGATCATCTTGTTGTTGGCAGAACATACGCATTATCGATAAACATAACAGTCAACAGCGGCACTCCTTTACCTGCTGATATCATTAACTACACTGGCACAGCAACGGGCACAGTGACGCTATCGCCCGCTACATCAGGCCGGTACGTTATTATTTTCACTCCGACAGTGACAACAGCCGGGCGGTTAATTCGATTTGGATTAGGGAACAACGGGGCATTAACTGCGGCTGGTAACATTACACTACGAGCGCCAATGCTTGAGGATATAACAGACAACCCAACTAGGTTCTCTGACTATACCCCAAGAGATAGAGTTATTTGGAATGCGCCGAATAACAGTGTTGGTGCTGCTAATATTGTAGTTCAAGCTACTGGCGCAGTTACTACTATCCAACCAAACAGAGTCAATTATGTATTGGTTCAGGGTGATTCATACAGTAATGACAATGCCGATTTTCCAAACTTACTCAACAATTTGGGTGAGATTGTGGTTAGGTCAGTTGGAGTAAGCGGCGCAACAATTCACGGAGTGTTAGAACCTGCTTTTGCTGCTGGTTTAGCTGCTGATTACTATGATTGCGTTATTTTGCAAGGTGGGGTAAATGACATTAATACCTCAGTTACATTAGCTAATTTAAAGACGGCGCAAATATCACGCATTGAAAAATCATTAGCTGCTGGCTGTCATTTAATTGTGCTCGATGTTGCACCGTACATCACATTCAATACCAATCCAGTGAAATTACTAATGTGGGAACAGTACAACACGTGGTTAGAAAACTATTGTGTTAGTAATGGTATTACGCTTCTGAAAATATCAAATCTGTTAGCCGACCCTACTAACCGATATGTGATAAATCCGATTTATCAGGTATCCGGCGAATCGCCAAATTTTTTACATGTTAATGAAGCGGGAGCCTTAGCAATAGCTAATGCCATATATTCTGAATTATTAGCCATTAACGCAGGGTAAGCCATGAACATCAATTGGAGCGAAGCAAGCACAAGACGCGGAGCTGTTGGGCTGGTAATTTTTATCATCGGACTGGGCTTAATCATCAACGGTGCTGACTCACGAGCTATTGAAACGCTGCTGTTGCTTGGTGCTGGTGTCAGTAGCTACATGAAATTCACTATACCTGACCGTAAGTAATGTCGGATATAGACGCTTAAATGCAGGGATTTACAGCATGGCATCACCAGTAACTGAATCCATACTGGCTATCAGCGCTGGCTTAGTCGGGACGTTTATTTCTGGCCCGTATTGCGGGGCTTTAATCATTGCGTTTGTGGCCAGCTTTACGCGAACAGCTTTTGAGGATCAGTGCGGCAGCTCTCATTCTGTGTGCTTTAGGCGATGGATGCGGTTTCTATTTATGGCAACCGGGATCTCGTTCATGATGGTAAGTGTCGCAGCCTGGATGACCATCCCAAGCCATCCGGCGATTGTGCTTGCGGGTTTTTTTGCCTGCTTTGCAGAGGAAACCATCCAAGCCTTAAAAGTGGTCCCCAAGCGAGTGATCGACAAAATGACAGACGAGGCGCTGAAATGAGTCGCTGCATAAACGAGCGCCGTCATGTGGGCAGAAGAGCGTCAGACAGGACGGATAGATGGAAGCTGATGGTTGCCATGGGTGTTCTGTTCATTGGCTGGGCTGGCGCTGTCTACATTCATTATTTAATTACGCAAATAACATAACCCCGATGCGTGACTTAAATGAAGTCAACAAAGATTTAATCGCAAAACTGAGTGTTTACAAAACGGAGAGAGCATGTCTGTTAGAGTTTATCGACGCGCAAAAAGAAATAATCGAGAAGTTGAACGTGCAGCTAAAGCGGCAGCGACGGCCATCTTATTCTTCATTTTGCTTATCTGCCTTACGGGTTTCGCCGCGGTCTATTCGCTTATGGTTCAACATCAAATCGGTTAATTGATTTTGCCTATTGCACCGGGCAAATACCTTTCAAGTGGTGCTAATTTTTGGAGTTTTTAATCATGGCAAAATCTGTATTCAATGCAGCAAACTTTTTACTGATCAGTTTCATCACCGTGTTGGCCGGCATTCCCTTGCTGTCGCTGAAGCTTAGCTTTAGTGAGGAAGTCAGCAATATCGAGCAAGCGTCCTTGCTGGATGCTATCCAAGCAGCGTTTACAGCGCATGTCGCGGATAAGCGTGCCTCCGGCGATATTGTCGGCCTGTATAATCCCGCAGCAGCATTGAACGGCAATATTACGGTGACAGACTCGTCTAGTGGTGACTTTTCAAATGGCCTGGTATCGATTGATATTGAGTTCGATCCGTCTGTTCCAAATTATCAGCAAATGGAAATTCTCGGCATTCTAACCAAGCTGGGTGTTAAGTTGGTTGAGCAATCACCAGCCTAAACGCCAAATTAAGTATTAATCACCGCTCGGTTGAATTTAGCTGTTTTAGCTGGCTCGGGGTAAGCGAGTTTTTTAAAAACAGTTCAATCGAGTGGATGACCTTAATCATCCACAAAAGGCGTTAAAAATGATTAGCGACGAGTTGATAGAGCAAGTGAAGCAGGAAGAAGGGCTGCGCTTAAAAGCGTATCACTGTACGGCAGGAAAACTCACTATAGGGTTTGGACATTCATTAGACGCAAGGCCGCACTTTGAAGGAAATCAAATACCGCTAGAAATAACAAAGGACCAGGCGGAGGCGATCCTGTTTGATGACCTATGCCGCACATCCGAACAACTCCACGCAGCATGGCATGGCATGAGCTTATTAACCCC